TACAAGCAAGTAGAGGTTTTATACCTAATTTTTATGATGATGAGGAAAGCGAATTAGGTGATGCGATTGCTAGAAAAACGGGATCGCAATTAGGCATAGATTCATCAGGCGTTTTAAATGTTGGATTTATGAGCAGTGAATTTGGTAATCCTTTGTATGAATTAAAATCATTATTCGAATCCGGCCAAGTGAAAAAAATCAATGCCGGTGAAGTTGTTGGCCCTAGAATACCAAATCTGATTGTTAATTTAAAAACTTTGTTACCATTTATTAGAAAAAAACAAGCGGCTAGTTTATCAAAAAATAATATAGATCCATTAAAGAAAACAGAATTTATAAATTCAATTTTTAAATTGAATGAATTATATGTAAAATACAACGAATTAGTAAATGCAAGTTTAAGGTATAATGGCAAACCATTAGATGAAAACGTTAAAAAAGAAATTCTTGCTGCAAAAAATGAATCATATAATGCTTTTAAAAATCTAGGAAGTAAAAAGATTTCTTATGATTTGGAAAAAGACGCCTTGGCTCCTAAATTTTATTCGGATTTAAATTCTCCTAAATTGTCTTTTACACATAAAGGTTTATTGTTGCCTATTTTAGATAAATTAGATAAAGGTGGTGAAAAAATAGCTGATAGAATTCCTATATTTGGTTCATTTGTTCCTCAAGAATTAATTAAAACTTTAATTAAAGAACGTGGAAAAATGGTTGGTGGAAAAAGAGTTAGCGGATATCAGAGTTATACATCAAATGATTTAAATAAATTACGATTTGCTTTTCAAACAATGGGTGTTAATGAAAAGCAAACAAGTTCTGTACATTTAGAAGATATTTATCCAAATGGTCTAAGTAAAGGTTTTATACCAAATTTTGCTGCTGATTATATTAATAAGGTAATGAATCTTGAATCTAATATGAGCGGTAATAAAGCTGTATTAGATACACAAAGTGGACCTTTTCCATTCATACGTAATAGTTCTCAGCCAAACTTTGCAGCGGCTATTTCTGATCATGGTGGATTGAATAATGCGTTATCTGATTCTATAAAGAATCAAAAAGATGCTGGTTTGATGAACAAAGGATTTGTGCCTAATTTTGCTGGTATGAGAAGGCAACAAAGACAACAAGCAAGAAATCAACCTCAACCATCTGCTACACAAAGTGGTTTTGATCCAGCTAGACTACAAGCTGAAATAAATGCTTTAGCCACTAAAGCTTTAAATGATATTAGAAATACATTTTTAAGTATTCAAGCGTATCCAGCATATTATTTACTTGATCCAATTGAAAATGGTTATAAAGCTTTAAAGAATAATATACAATCTACTTTTGCAAAAACTAATAGCATGGTGGCTAACTCGTCTGGAGGTTTTAGCAATTCTGTTAAATCTTTTTATCAGAAAATGATGCAGAGTTTGCCTTCCCAAGAAAGGTTAGATAAATTTACTAATACTGCAATGTTTGCTGTGCCAATGATAGCTGCTCAATTTGAACAAGCTTTATATGGCAATAAAGAAAGAACTGATTTAAGCGCAACGGAAAGAATGGGTAAATCATTTTTAAGCACAGGTTTAACTTCTATTTCAACAGGAGCAGCTATAGGAAATCAGATATTTCCAGGTTTAGGTGGTGCTGTTGGTGCTGTTGTAGGTGGTTTAGTTGCATTTAACAGTTCATTAAGTGCTGCTACATTATCAGCAGATGAGTTGATGCAATTAAATGAAAAACAAACTCAAAAAGCTCAAGAAAGCATTCAATCAGCTTCATCTTATATTGATGCTCAAAAGAATTTGACAGATATGATTGCTAAAGGTGCATCTTCTAGCGAAATAGAAAATGCTACTAAAAAACTATCAGATAATTTCAGTCAAATTAAAGACGTTAAATTACAAGATGCTTTTATTGCTGCTGGTGGTGATGTCACTGAAATGATTAAAAAATTGCAACAATACACTACTGAAGTTGCTAAAGAAGGCGCTAGAAGAACTGGAATGTATGGACCAAAAAGTCTTACATCAAAAGAAAGAGCTGGCGCTTTAGCTATAGGATTTGGAGAGGACGCTAAAACTTATTCTAAACAAGTTAGAGATGCTATAAAAGAAGCTCAGAAAGCGGGTTATGTTGCAAAAGAAAACGCTAGAACAGCAGGACTTGGTTATGAAAGAGGCATGAGGCCGACTAGCGCTTCTGGAGAATATGAAAAAGCATATAATAAATCTTTAATGGCTTTTGCAGAAAAAATGGTTCCGCAAGATGAAAAAGATAGAGCTTCTGCTGTACAGACTTATTATGAGTCATTATTAGATAAACCGATTGAGGTTCTTGATATTTTAGATAAAGATGCTCAGAGGTTAGATTTATCCAAATATATTCAAAACTATAGAAATAAAGCTACAGAAAGCGTCGCTTCAATTTTTCAAAAAATTCAAGATTCTCTTGAGCAAGCCGCATTTGAAGCGGCAATGAGTTTTGAAAAACAGTCTAGCGCACAAAGAATACAATCTATAATTTCTGACTTCACTTCTTCATTAAATGAGCAAATATCGTCTTATATGATGAGTAATTTGCCAGAAATCAAAAAATTTGAATATGCAAATATCGCCGCTAAAACTAAAGCTGAAGATTCTTTGACTAAATTAAATGATGATTATACATCATTTCAAATACAACAAAACAAAGAAAGATCAGATTTTCTACAGAAAAATACAAAAGAGTTAACAAAAGTATTTAAAGACTCGATGTTGACTTCGCAGGAAAATGCTGCCCTTTTTAGAGATAAAGTTTTAAAAGAACTTCAGAGTGGTAAGTATGAAAGTATAAATGTTAAAAATATAAGTGATCAGATTCAAAATCAAAGAGTAAACGAATTTCAAAGATTATTGAATGCAAATAATTTAGGTTTACAAACTAATTTAAATTTACAAAATGCCAAAGATGTAGCCGCTTTTCAACAAGCTGCGAGAACTGCTATGGAAACCAAAGTAGCAGTTGCTCCAGAAGAACAAAGACAAGCAATTGTAGATCAATTTACTCAAATAACAGATGCTCTAAGCAATGCGTTAAGAGCAAGTGAGTTTGCTAAAAGCAAATTTGAACAAGATGAAATTGCAAGAACGCTAGCACAAGCACAAAGAGAAAAAACAAAATTAGATTTAGATCAACAAAACGCAGAAAAAGAATTGCAAATAAAACAAGATTTAAATAGATTAAAAATTGCAGCTGAATTACAATATTCAGTTGAGAGTAATAGAATTCAAAAAGAAAATTTTACTAGAATAAAAGAAGCAGAAATTACTGCTAAAAATTTAGGTTTCGCCATCGACATTGCAAAAGCTAATTCTGAATCATATATTGCCGCTTTAAGAAGAGGATTAGAAGATCCTCGCCAAGAATATGGAATGGGTGTTAGGGAAAGTTTGGAAAGAAGAATAGGTATAGAAAATAAAGTTCTTGAAGAACAAAGAAGAATGGAAGATCAAAATTTAGCCACAGAAATGGCTCAAGCTCAATTACAACTTGCTGCTGAAATTCAAAATACAAATGCATTGGAAAAATTGACACAGGTAATGAATGAATGGATAAGTAGTAAATTAGTTGAAGAATTAGGCGGAGAGTCTAATGTTAATTTAATTAAATCTCAATATGCAGGAAATTTTAGTCCTGAAGCTATTGATAATAATTTTGGTGCTGGTACATATAGAAAATATCAAGCTTATTTACAAGCTCAAAATCAATCAAAACTTGGTTCAGCTGGCGCATTAGGTGCAAATGCACCAGTACTTGATTTCACTCAACTTTCTGAATTAGCAAAAGGAAATCCAGTATTAGAATCCCAAGTTGAATTATTGAAAAAACAATACGAAACAAGAGAAAAAATATTAGGCATACAAAGACAAACTGTAGATGAAGATATTAGAATTAAACAAGAAAACGAAAGATTAAACACAACAATAATGGGTAGGCTTGAAAAAGGTTTTGGAAATATGGCTAAACAATCAGATCAAATTATATTGGATTTAGCAGAAAAAGCTCCTTCTGCTTTTGCAGATGGTATGACAAATGCTTTAATGGAAGTCGCAAAAGGAACAAAATCAATTGGCGATGCATTGCAAGATATGGTGATTAATTTTGGTCAAATGTTGATGCAAGAAGTTATGAGAGCAGCTATGTATAGAGCTATTGGTTCTATTGGTAGCGGTTTATTACAAAACGGAGGAATCGTTGGTAAACAAAGAGGCGGTATTATTCGTGCCGAAAATGGTACATATATACCCGGCAACAGAACTGGAGATAGAAATTTAGCATTATTAGAAGATGGTGAATATGTATTAAATAGAGAAGCTGTTGCTGCAATTGGGGTAGGTAATTTAGATAGTTTAAATTATCGCATGGCACCTCGTTTTCAAAGTGGTGGTGGGTTCAATATGCAAGCAGAACAAAAATTAATTGATGATAAATTTGAGTATACTGGAAATTTATTGCAAGATAGAAGAGCGGCTCAAGCTATAAATTCAGGAGATTATTCGGCATACGCTTATTCTAATGATCCTTATTTTACTGAAATGAAACAAAAAGCTTATGAAGATTTTAAACGTAGAGAAATGGAAGATTACCAAAGAAAAGTAAAAAGAGCGCAAATGATTGGTTCAATTGTTGGTGCTGTTGGCAGTGTATTTTTGGCCGCTGGAATGAGCGGATTAGGTAAAGGGGCGACAGGAGCCGGTAAATCAGTTTCGTCTGCTCCATCCAGCTCTTCTCAAGGTAGTGGTTTGGGATTCATGGAAAAAATGTCAGGATCTGGATCTAGTGGTTCTTTAATAGGAAGTAATGCAAGATTAGCTAAAATAATGAATTTTGAACAAAAAGGAGGTTTGATTGGTTATCAAACTGGAGGTTTTATACCTTACGGTCATAGACTAACCGATACGTTGTCTAGATACATGTCTGGAGGTAGCGTTATGAATAATCCAAGTATTAGAAAATACGCTGTTGGAGGCGCTAATGGAATGTTTAGTGGTGCCACATCAAGCAACAACATGAGCACTTATAACAATAGCCAAAATAATGCTACAAATATTTATATTACTTCTAATAATGAAGGTATGAATGTCAATTCTCAAACAAGCAGTTATAAACCTAATGATGTTAAATTGACTAAAGAAATGGCATTACAAATTAGTAAAATTGCAAAAGCTACATATATGGATGGTATGCGTACAAATGGCGAATTAAGTAGAAAGCAAACAACTTAAAATGTATAACGCAATTACAAATTACGAAAATACATTCTATTTAAATGGAATGGCTTTGTCTGGTATTACAAGCGTTGATGGTTCTTATAATATAGATTATAAACCTGTCAATGTGATGGGTAAAGGATTTGTTAAACAAGTAATTAATTCTATACCTACTGCGCAATTAAGTATAAATAGATATTTGGTAAATAATGATCCTGTTTTTAGTCTTACAGGTGATGGAGATAATTATACAGCACAATATTGTAATGGTGGTTTATATTATAAAGGAAAATATTTTTCTTTTGATCAAGGTTATTTAAATTCTTTTTCTATAAGCTGCTCAGTTGGTGAAGTTCCGCAAATTGATTCGCAGTTTAATATATATGGAAATATTGGACCCGTTTCAGATCCAACTGGTAATATAAATGCTGGCAGTGTATTTGTTCCTCAAGTTAAAAATATTAATTTAACATGTCGCAATTCAACAACTAATCGAATAAAAGATTTTAGTATAGATTTTAATTGTCCTAAAACTCCTATTTATGGTTTAGCTAGCTCTAATGCTCAATTTCCTTTAGAAGTTCATAATGTATTTCCCATTGAAGTTACGACTTCTTTTACTCTTGAAATAGATAACTATGAAACAAAAGAGCTATTTGATGATCTTTCTTCATCTCCTATTACAAATTTCAATATAAGTGTAAGCGGAACAATTTTAGAAAATATACCTTTACAAACATACGACGGTCTTACTTTAACAACTTATGATGATATAGAGTTAGACGCTTTTACTAAAGTTCAAAAAACAACTCCAATATTTAATTTTTCTAATTCAAATGCTATAATATTATCAGAACAAATTAATTCAAGTGCGGATGACTTAATGAGTGTAACGTTATCATATAAAACATATTTAAATTAAAAAATAATGAAAATCACAGATTTACCTGTTGTTACGCCTTCGACTATAACTCAAAATCATGTTTTTTGTGTTGGCACGACTAGCAGCACTGAGCAATTAACACTCGCTAACTTACAAAAATGTTTCACAGGTTTAACTGCGCCATCTTCATCTTCAATTAGTATAATAGGTGGAACTACTCCTAGTGGTATTACTGTTGGAGCTAATGGTTATGTTGGAATAGATAAAACTAATCCTCAAGTTGCATTAGATATAGGTGATATTGGATCAGCAACCGTAGCAGAAGCTAAAATAACTTCTAGAAGCGCTGGTAGACAAGCTTCTTATACTTTAAGTGATAGCGCTGTAAGTTGGAGGCACACTAAAAAAGCCAGTGATACTGATTATTATATAGAATGTTCAACTAATGGTTCTAATTATACTGGTTTTTTAAATATAGATGTTAATGGTAATGTAGGCATATTTAGCGGATCAGCTGATTTAACAAATAAATTATATGTTTCTGGTGGCGGAGTCACTTTTCAAAGTGGCGCTTCAGGTATTTTATTTGATCCGGGCTTATGCGAAATTAGAAACACTGTTGCAGGTGATATTTTATATTTAAATAAAAATACATCAGACGATGTATGTATTGGTGATAATGTTTTATATGTCGAGAATGGAGCAAATTCATATGTTGGTATTAATAATACAGCTCCAGCTTATAATTTAGATGTCAAAGGTTCTAGTGTTTTTGTTAGATTAAATAATACAAGCACAAACACAACAAGTATGATGCTTTCTAATACAAGTAGAAATGCATATTTAACTTTATTTAATAATAATATTAATTTAGGCGGATCAGCTAGTAATAGTACAGCTAATTTAGTTTATGATTGTTCAAATCAAAAATTAGGAGTGGGAACAAATAGCCCATCAGCTAAAATACATATTAAATCATCTGATACTATTCCAGTTATAGTAGAATCTGACATTGCAACTAAAAATGAAACTTTATATATTAATAGTTATGCATCAGGACCTGTAAATGCAAATATTTGCACATTTGCAACAGGAACCGTAGCTTCTCCAACAAAACGATGGTCAATTGGATTATATAGTACTGGTCCATATGTTGATCAATTTGCATTTTTATTAGATGGTGGAATAAATACTTCCGCGATTAGAGCGCGTCTTACTAGAGATGGTGATTTACATATTAATGGCACATTATCTGAATCTTCTGCATTAAGATATAAGGAAAATATTGAACCGATTGAAAATGTTCTTGAAGACGTTTGTAAATTAAATCCTGTTTCTTATAATTTAATAAATACATCTAAAAAACAATTTGGTGTTATCGCTGAAGAAGTTGATGAAATATTTCCTGACTTAGTTTGTCGAGACGGAAATAATGAAATTCAAGCGGTCAACTATACAAGATTAACTGCCGTCTTAATACAGGCTGTTAAAGAATTGCAGTCAGAAATTGAAGAGTTGAAAAAAACTAATAACAATGGCTAATTTTTTAAATTATCGAAATGTTGCTTTTAAATTAGAAGATAAAAACTATTACGCAACAAAAGTTTCTTTATCTGCTAAAGCTAATGTCGATCCAGTCATATTAAACAATGGTTCTTTATTAAATTATGCTCCGCAAAGTAGTGTAGTTGGCAGTTTGTCTACTGATTTTTATTTGACTGGAGCATTGCCAGATTTTTTAAGGATTACTGGTTTTAATGAATCATCGATTACTGCAAATTTTGCTTCAGTAATAATATCTAATGTTTATCCAAAATCAATTAGTTTTAGTGTTGAGCCTTTTCAGCCTATTTTGATTTCAGCAGAATTTGATTGGTATGGTAATGTTAAAGTTGAAGATTTTACTTCTAATACAAATGAAGATAAAAACAATATTCAAATACCGAGTTATTTTGCTAATGGTTATCGGTCAAGTTTAACAACGTCAAATTTAGAAGGAGTTGATAAAATATTAAGTTTTGATTATAGCGCGTCTTGTGAAAGACCTTCTTTTTTTCATATAAATGATATAATTCCTTTTAGAGTTGCCAAATTAAATAGATCTTTACAATTATCTTTAAAATCCAACGATTTAGGAGGAATATTGGATATTGATGGTAAAAATGTTAATTCAACTGTTTCTTTAAGAGATACATATGGCACTGTATTAGATACTTTTTCAATAAGCGGTATATTATTAAGTCAAAATTATGAAGTTTCAGAAGGTCAATATTTGCTAGCTTCAGCTGATATAGAACAAACAGTAACACAAAATAAAACTTTAGTATAATGAGTTACATAATATCAGGTTTAAATATACAAAATATTTCAGAATACAATTTTAATAATTCGTATTCAAAATATGATATTGTTGATTTTCAATTATTTACTGGAGCTTCTTTATCGCCAGCTTATACTGGTAATGGTCAAACTGGATTAACAACTTGGTTTAACAATGATCTTTTAGAGTACTTTAAAACAGATACAAAATTTGATGTTACTGGATGGAGAAATTTAGTTTCTGGTAGCGGCGATTTAAATCAAACAGGCGCATTTGCTGCTACAAATCCATATGTTGATTTTAATGAAAATTATATTAATTTATTTAATGATCAAACACTAAGCGGGACTGGTTTTGCTTCTGATTCTAGAACTTTGATATTTCTTATTGAAGCTGCTGATTTAAAGAAAGTAGATCAATCACAAAAAATATTACAATTCGGAACGGATTCAACTTATGGAAAATTTTTATTAAGTGGAACAAATTCATATAATCAAGCAAAAATATTATTAGATAATACTGAATTTAATTCTGTTTCTTCTCTTTATAATGATAAAAATATTTTTACTTTGATTCAAGATAATGCGGCAGGCACTATAAAATTAAGACAAAACGGTATTGATTTAGGAACATATTCTTCTTTTAATGCTAATTGGAAAGCGACAAATTTTATTCTCGGCAACAATAATGATAGTGTTGATATAAAATATTATGAAGTAATTCATTTTACAGGAGTTGTCGCGGATTCACAAATAAGTGGTTATGAAAAATATTTATATGAGAAATACTTTGATAATACGAGGTTATATTTTGCTTTTAATAATGTTTCAGCTGGAATTCAATATAGCCCTATAACCTATACAGGAATTGGATATTGGACTCAGGACATTGATGATTTGTTTAAAATGAATTATGGTTGTAGTGCTAATTTTACATCTAATTTGTCAATGTTGCAAATGGGTGATGGTTATAAGACTAATGTAGCTCAAACTGTAAATACATTAAACTCTAAATTTAATTTAAACTACGATGGTTTAACAGATAAAGAAGCAAAATGCTTAATAACATATTTTGAAAACTCTCCAGAAACAAAAAAGAAAAGTCTTTATGAAGGTTACAAAGGAGTAGAAATGAATTTATTTCCTCCTTATAAAAAGAATGCAGAATTATATTTTAAAAGCATTGATCATTCTACTATTTATAATGATATAAATAGTATTAAAATAGAAGCAGAATCATTATATGATAGTTCTTTGGATTATAAAGGGATGTTGGTCGAGCTAGACGAAATCAATATAAAAACTTATCCTTCAGATAATAAATTTAATTCGATTAATTATAATGATATTTTTTACTATGATTCAGATTCTGTTAAATTAAGAGGTTATTATTTTTATACAGGTTCTGCATATAATATTGATGAGAATTCAACTATAACAACTGGTCCGTTTGTTGTTTCTCCAGTAAATAGTCCAACTGGAATAAGTTCTTGGTTTACTAAAGATTTTTATTTTAAAGGAAATATTGATTATAATATAAATTCTAGCTTGAGATTATTAAAAGGTGATTTTAAAAATTCTACGACTGAATATGACAAAGACGGAATCAATTATAATATTTTAGAATTTAATGTCGATTTTAAAAATAGATCAAACTCTGAAACAAGAGCAATATTAAAATTTTTAGATGATAAAGCGGGATATAAAGTGTTTAAATATACTTTGCCTCAACCATATAATAAAGAAATTAACGTTTATTGTCCAGAATGGAATCATACTTATAATTTCAATAACAATAATGATATAGGTGTAAAGTTTATTGAGTTTAAAAATCCATTTGATACTGCAACAAAATTCAATACAAAACTATATTTTACTCAATGACTACTTATTATACTGGGGTCCAGTTGGCGGATGTTGTTACGGGGTTTGGTGGATATACAGGTCTTGTTTTGGTAAACAGTGGTAATTTTCCAATTAAATATGATATAAATATATCTAAAACTAATTTGCAAGGTATAGATGCATCAGATTGTAATGATACCAATACAGGCACATTGTTTATAAGCGCAGATTTAAATAATATTAATTTATCGAATGATGAAGTGGAATTAACCATTAATCCATCAAGTTCTGGTGTTGTTTATGTTTTGCACCGTCCATATAGAAACTTTACATCTTCTTTTATTACTGCTGGTAATATAGATGGTTATGAATCAGCAGAGATTACTGTTAGAAGTTTATCTTCTGTAGGAGATGAAGATGAAAATATAACAATTGATGTTACAGGACGTAGAATAAAAACATTTTCTACTCCTCCAAGAATTGGTTCTTTTTTTGCGGTAGAAGATTACAATTCTACACTTGCTAATCCTTTGTACAGAAACTTTTTTTGGAGCGTTATAACAAATAATACATTTTTAACTGGTTTTAATTTACAGCTTTCAGCAAATACTTCTTTTACTTCACCTACAACATATCAATATTCTGTAGTTCAAAATGAAGATGCAAATTTACCTTTATATGGTAATTATAAAGGATTATTAGAAAATATTTATAGTATAGATTTAACAAATTTTACAATAAATACAAATTATTATGCTAGAATACAAGGAGTAAATAATGCTGGCGTTGGTGATTATTCTTACTGTACTGGTTTTGATAATTATAATGTTAATTTAGATGGAACTGGATACAGTGGTTTATACACATCTCCTGGAGGTAATTTAAAAGTTAATTATAGAGTTTTAAATTTAAGTAGATATGATACATATGAAAAAGATTTTGATTTATATGAATATTTAGTTAGCCAAAATAACAACTCTTATGATTTTAGAAGATATAGTGGAATATATGTAAAATTCTTTTCTAATAATGCTCCAGCTTTATGTAATTATGTTGCGAGTAGTAAAACTACCGGTGCGATTAATTTTAATATACCGTATATTAATGGCGGCGATGGATTTTTAATTAGCCCTAATAGTTCAAATCGTTTTTCGATAGAATTAGAATTTAATAATTGTGGCTTATATGGGCATGGTGGTGATGGGTTGATATGGAAAAATGATAATTCTAATTTAGAATGGACATATTTTGAGCCTACTGATGGTGGGCCGATATTTAATTTCGATAATTATACATATAGCACTATTCCTATAGACTATTATATTTATAAAGATATATATTCGGTTATGTACGCAGGAAGTGCAGGATCGAAAGGTTGGTTGATAAATATTGAAAATAATGATGCGCTTGATACTCAAGCTTTTCATATTGATGGATTTAAAATAACTAACGCATTAGAAACTCCTTAATATGAGTGAAATACAAGATAAAATAAATTCTCAACAAAGAAGTTTGACTATTTCTGTTGATGGTAAAAATAAATCAACCTTGTTATTTGATTTATCGCCAAGCGTTGTTAATGGTAATGTTGTTGCTGATACAGTGTTGAATTTATCAGTTGAAAAAGATAACAAGAAAAATAATTCAGTGTTAATTAGCTCTACAACACCTACAGATGAAGTTGTAGTTGATGAGAATATAAGTTCACTACATTCTTTAAATTTAAAATATAAAACAGTTGGACAAGAAAAAAAACAAGGGGGTTTTAATTATACTTCTGGAGCGCCTACCTGGCCGAATATTTATTTAAATTTTAGAAAAAAAATATTTTCTAATAGTGACTTGGAATTTAGATTTTCAACGAGGAGTTTAACTGGATCTTCTGCAGCTACTGGTACGTGGTCTTGTGAAAGCGGTGTTAAAAATCCTTTCAATTTAGTTGGAGATGCGGGTTGTTTAACTCCAGTTGGTAATTTTGGAGTGTATACTTATAAATTTGCCAATAAATCAGGGGGAAATGTTATTGCTAATAATACAGTAAAAATGATTCCTAGAATATTACCTTCTTACACAACATTAGTTTTTGCTGTGGGAACCACTTCTTGGGGATCTTCATCGGGAGGTAATTTCGCTCCATTTAATGGTCTGCTTAGACAGTATTTAGGTAAAAGAGTTCAAAAATTTACATTGAATGAACAATTTGGAAATTTTAATGTTCCAAATGCGAATGTTTATAGTTTAATATCAGCAATAAAAACATCATCTTCCTTTTACGATTGGTCTTATGTTCCTTATTTTAATTTATTGCCAACAAATACTCCAACAGCAACATTTTCCAAGGGAATTCCAACTTTTGCATATCCTGTATTCGTTGGTAATATTTTGAATCATCCAAGATATATGGGTGAAGCATCATATGGTTTATGTAATTTTGCTAGAAAATCGTATGAGGATCAAGATGGAGGCGTTTATCCAACAAGATTACATGATAGATTTTTACGTAATTATAAGTTTGCTTATACTAAGCAATCTTCTTTAGATGTTTTAATGCATCATAATATTTCAAATTGGGGCACTTCATTAGCCGACACAACGACTCCGCAACAAATAACACTGGGTAGTACTGTTTATCCTAGTTTTTCAATATTTTTTGTTCAAATGTTTAGTACTCCTTATATTGCAGATAATAGCGGAGAAAAAAGTTATATGGTAAATGAAACTTATGTTAATGGGTTTAAAACTTGTGAGTTTTATAGTCAATTAATTCCTGGAAATGTTGTTTCTACACCGGCAACATATTTGATTCAATTATTTAATGATTTTGGAGCCGATTATTATAATGATCTAATTTTTAGTAATTCGCAAATGTTTTTATTTGATTATTCTTATGGATTGGCTCAAACACCATCAGAAATGTATCAAAAATCTTATTCGTTAGTTGAATCAATAGCTTATGATATTAAAGGTTTTTTAGTAAAAAACAGCTCGAATTTACAATTAACAAATTCTACTTCTTCTTTAAGGGTGCCAATAGCTGATAGGCATCCTTATGTAAATATGTTTTTAAACAATCCTAATAGTTTAACCTAATTATGTCGAATTTATTTCTTTTAAATAATAATGAAGTTTTAGATTTTTATGAGATACATTTGAGCGATTATGAGGGTTATTTATATTTTCATGGATCTAAAAATTTTCAAAAAGATTTAATCTTTCAAGGAAAAAAATATTTATACATTCCATGTGAGGTTTCGAATTTAGAATATAATTCAGAAGGCAAAACTAATAGACCTACATTTTTGATTTCTAATATAAATAATTATATGTCTAATTTGATGAAAGATAGAAATGATTTTATTGGTCGTAGGTTTTATAGAAAAAAAATACTTGCTAAAGATTTAGATGATGAAAATTTTGGAGGCGTTAATAAAAATTTATTGGGCGCTAGATCTTTCTCTTCTTTTATTGCAAGTGATATGTATATTATTCAGAAAAAAAATTCTGAAAGCAGAGATAAAATTGAAATTCTTCTAACTAATGTTTTGGATTTTGAGGGTATTAGTATACCTTCAAGAAAAATATTTAATAATGCGTGTCAATGGACATACCGGGGTTGCGGTTGTAATTATGGTAAAATAAATGGTTATACAGGGCCAGATGTATATCAAAGAGAAACATTGAATGATGATTTATCTACAATAAATACTAATTTAGGATTATCATCTAATTTAACTTATCATTTTCAAAGTTCTACTCAAACATTTTCTGGAACAACTACAATTCCATTAGAAAATCCACCTAGTACTATATTGAGTTTTGATAAATTAACTTCTTGGACTAACGCAGGCACTGCTGGTGGAAGCATAACTATATCCGGTAATCCAAAAAAATATATAAATCAAGGTAGAATGGGTGATTATAATGGTGTTCTTTTGTCCAATAGAACTGGAGCTACAGATTCTTTAACAATTACAACAAGTAATTTAAATAGCGCTTTAACAATTTTTTATGTGTCTGAAATGGTTGATAAAATAAATAATAAAACTTCTAAAAAAGATACGTATCGCGGTTTATCTTCAACTCAAGATGGTAAATTTTTATTAGGTTATTGGAATCATTACGAAGATGTTATGGCTTCAAAAATAGATGCTTCAAATTATGATTGGGTTAAATCAGTTGGTCCTTGGGCTCCAAATAACTTAAATAATTCTAGGGTATATGGAGCCATATGTCCTAATAGCTCTACAAGTACAACATATTTTATAAGAGATGGTAATATTTATGTGCAAAGAGATGGTTTTATAAATGGTTCTAATGGTCTTGGTTTTAATATTGTTGAACCTAGTGAAATTGTAGTTTATGAAATAATTATTTATAATACAACTTTGACATTAGAACAAGCAGAATATATTTCATTTTATTTGGGAAATAAATATAATTTACCTGTACCTTTTACTAAAAGTAAAACAGTAATTAAAAAGGGATCCACTTTTTTTACAGACGAAGAAAATCTCGGTTTGCCAATGGCTGATGAAAATAATAAAATGTTTTTAATTGCAAACGCAGCGAATAGCCAATTATCAACATCGGAATCTTACGGTTTAAATAATTTAATTTATAGAGGTGATTATAATAGAAATACTCGTTATAAATTTGGTGATTTTGTAAAAATAGAGCCTCCTATTAATTTTGATTTTAATGAGGATTCCCAAATTAACAATAATTCAATACCTGCTAGATTTTTTGTTTGTATAGATCAAAATGGATCTTTTAATGAGCATCCATTCAATTTTACAAATAAATGGAAAGAGGATAAGTGCTCCAAAAATCTTAATGGTTGTAGTTTAAGATTTAATGGTAATCAAATAGGCATTCCTTTTGGGGGTTTTCCTGGTACTGTTCAATATGAATATAAACTTCCTTCCTAAAGATTTATTAAATAATTTAATGGAATTATCTAAAAATTCTAATGTTGAAATATGCGGTTTCATTAAAAATAATATATTTGTAAAATGTGATAATTTACATCCAGATCCATTTAATTATTTTACTATTTCGCATAAAGAATATTTGAAGAACATTGATTCTATTTTATTCCATAGTCATCCTTACAAATATAACGATAAAGGTTTTTCGGATTGGGATTTAGAAAATCAAAAATATCATTGTTTAAATATGCTGTTATACAGTGTAAATTTAAATAGATTTTTTTATAAAACATATGATAAAGATTAACTTATACGGTTGTTTAGCGAAAAAACTCGGTTCATCTTGGGAGCTTGATGTCAAATCAATTATGGAGGTTTTTGAGGCTTTGGAAGCAAACAATCGTAAAGAAAATTTGTTCTTTAGAACAATGGATAAATTTTTTACACATTTTATTGTTTACATTGATGGAAAAATAATGCCGCCTCATTTATTAAAAAGTAAATTATTAAAAAAAGACAGTGTTGTAGATATTTTACCTGTTGTTCAAGGTGGATTAGTAGGCGCTTTAATAATTATTGGCGTTGTTTTGATAGTTTTATCTTTTGTTCTAACTAAATTACTAACGCCTAAAGAACCAGTGGATATAAAAACAAGCTCTTCTGTTTTAGGAAAGATTAAAAATGTTACTAATAGAAATATTCCGGTTCCTATTGGTTATGGTAGATTTAGGATAGGTAGTGCGGTCATTTCAAATGATATAATTGTATTCAATGGAGCGGAAGCGCAAACTATCAGCTCATCTGTTTTAGACATTATAAAGGGAAGTTAATATATGCCTTATAATAATAATCAATTTTTTGTCAAAGGATTAAATAATAAAGCTGAATATTGGATTAATCAAGGAGGTAAAGATGGTCCTGTTTTATCTTTGCAAAGTCTTATCAGTAATATGCCTGGCTTAAAACTTGAGGAGTTAGTTAAAAAAATAGAATCAGATGAAAAATTATATTGTACAGATCTTTTATGTGAAGGCCCTATTGAAGGATTAGTTGATAAATATGGAAACGTTTTAAAATATGGCACTTCTACAAATCCAAAAGATTCTGATGATACTATTTTAGGTAAAGGAATATATTATAATGATGTGCCGTTGATTGATTCTAAATTGAATAAATTTAATTTTGTAAGTTCTGGTTTTGAAATTGATTATGGTGAGGAAGTAAAGAATTATAATTATGGCAATTATCCATCGACTGTTTATAAATACGATCAAAAGTTATATTTATCAGAAATAGAAACTATACCGAATATCATCTATAATGGTTATTTTCAGTTTATTATAGATGAAACAAATAATTTTATTCCGATTAAGCTACCAATCAATGATTCGAATTGGTATTTTTCTAATCAATTCACTTCAAATTTTATTTATAGCTCAAAGTTTAATATTAAGAATATAGTTAACATTATCTCTTCGGCAAAAAATAATTGTCAGGAGTTTACTCATAAAATTTATAATAAATTTTGTGATAATATTTCAATAAATCTTACGGTAAACAGTCTTTTTAATAATAATGAGAATTACTCTGCTTCGTTTGCTATTGAAATATCGGAAGATTTTTCTTCGCGGAGATATTACTGTATTGTTGCGATAACTGGATTTGCAAAAAGTGCGGCTACTATTTCTATTCCAATAGATTTAAATTTAAATTCAGTTGAAAATAATAATTATTATGTTAAAGTTTTTTCTCTTACCAAAAAAATAGATCCCGCTAATACAAATCTGGCGTCAGTTTTTTGTGATTTTTCTGTTTCAAGCGTTGTGGAAAGAATTTTAACTAAAGGATATTTCGTTTATCCATACTCTTGCACAGTAAAAACAGTAGTTAGTTCTAGACATTTTAATTCAGATCCAAATAGAACATTTGATCTTAAATTATTAAAAATAAAAACACCTTCTAATTACGATCCTGAAGCTAGAGAATATAATGGTAATTGGAATGGTAAATTTAATAACTTTTTGAGATGGACAGATAATCCAGCTTGGGTATTTTTTGATATTTGCACAAATTCTCGTTATGGTTTAGGTAATGGTTTAATCAATGAATCTGACATAAACAAATGGGAATTATATAAACTATCTCAGTATTGTGATGACTTGGTTAAAGTAAATGTGCCTTATTCTGAGAGTGAAGATTCTTTTGAAATGTATTATACGCAAAAAAATAAGATATATATTCAAAAAAATAATAGATCTTTAGAGTTTATTAAAAAGAAATATAAGCCTGTTTATGATACTGTTACAGATGTTTTTTCAAATGACTCTTTTTATGAATCATTGATTTTTTTGTACGATATGAAAAATGCAGACGGCGATGTTGAAAAAAATTATAAAAAAATTATTTGGTCTGTTAAAGAGGTTAATCTTTTTCAAGATGGACAATCTTCAGAAGTTTCAACTGGAGGCGGAACACATTTTGAAATTCAATTAATAAATGATTTTGGACCTAAATCTTTTTTTGAGACCGATTTAACTGGTTTATTAAATAGCTTTTTGTCTACAAGCGTGAATACATTTATTAAAAATTCTTCAATTTTGTCTAGAGTTTCAATCGGTGATAAAAACACACAGGGTGCGGCTAAAGCTTTTATTTTAACAAATATTGCTAATTCTGTGAAAAATAATACTTCGCTTTACAATAATATTTTGAATAAAAATATTGTCGATGATGATTTATTTGTTAGTAATGATGATTTTACTGTAAATGTTAACTCAAGTATTAATGGTAAATGTTTGCCTCGAAGTAAAAATTATAGAGACCCTTTAGAGCCTAGATTTTCTTGTAACTTATTAATAGATAACGAAACTAATTCATTGAAATTGTTATCTGATATATGTTCTATTTTTAGAGGAATATCTTATTATAAAAATAATTACATAGGAACTACTTACGATGTTCAAAAGCCAGTTGTTTATTTATTTAATAATTCAAACGTTAAAGATGGAGCGTTTTTCTATTCTAGTGGAAGTTTGGAGGGGTTATATAGTGTTGCAAAAATTTCTTTCAAAGATCAATATGATAATTTCAATGATTCTGTTGAAATTGTTGAAGATGCAGAATTGTTAAAAAATTATGGCGTTATAATTAAAGAAATTTTAGGTTTTGGTATTACATCTAGAGATCAAGCTAGAAGAATTGGTGAATGGTTATTAATGACAAATAGATTAGAGAATCAATCTGTAAATTTTTCTACAGATCTTCAAGGGATTCTATTAAAACCAGGAGATGTTATTGAAATAAAAGATCAATACAAGAATAATTCTACTCTTCAGGGTAGAGTGGTAAATGTTGATTTAGATGATAATTCTATTGTTGTGGATAGGCAATTAAATTTAAATTTAATAGGTCAGAAGATAAAATTTATTTTTTCTAATTATGTTGTGGATTCTTCTTTTAATGGTATTACAGCCACGCAAGCCAATAATATTCAAATACTAGAATTAAAAATTAAAAATATCGATAACAGCACTAATAAGGTTTGGTTTGATGCTGATTATAATTATTCTGATTTTAACAAAATTATTTCATCTACTGTTTTTATTATCGATGATTTAAATATTAATAATAATTATATTTATTATAAAATAGTCAGTATATCTGAAACCAATAATAATGAATATAGCGTATTTGCTATTAAGTATGATTCTTCTAAATATACATATTTAGATAAAAATTTATTGCAGAAAGATAATGATATTATTAATAATACTATTTCGTACTCAAATATTGACTTTCTGCAAGAGATTACAATTCCTATCAATCAATATATTGTACCGTATAGCATAAATGCTGATCAAGTTCCAAAAGTTGCATATGATTATTCATTTACTGAACAAACAACTTTATTATCTAAGGTTGCTGGTGCAGCTTATTCTTATATAAATATATCATTTTCTAATATTTTTAATTATATAAATAATAGTAATAGTGAATATTATAAAAAAATACAATTGGTTTTAAATGATAGAGGTGGTTTATTATGTGTAATTAATTTAAAAAATCAATCTTTGAAATTTAAAATTACGGCTGATAACGTGGGTGATAAAAACGTATTTATGGGTCGTTTTGGTATTAACGCTTTTTCAAATAATGCCTCTGCATATATAAAACTTTATTTGTTTGATAAAAATAATAAACTAATTAATATATAATATGCCGTTAATAACAGGTTTTAGCTCTATTGGTGGAACTTTTGCTATAACAGGTTTAGCAGTTAATAATTTATCTAGTTTTTCAAGATTAAATTATGACGTTGATCCCACTCTTGCAGGTTTGACTGCTGGTAGTAAGTTTGTATCGGGAGTAATTAATCAAAATAATCTTTCGGTTTCTTTAAATGTTAAAAGTCCACAAGATGATTTAGTTTATTCTACTTGTTCAATTGATTTAGATGTCTTTTCCGGTTTTAAAGCGGACTTATATACAAAAGATAGATCATATATAGGTAGTTTGTTCAATGATTATAAATCAACTGATTTTAATTTTTCGAATACTCAGATTCTTTCGTTGATAAATAATAATACTGGAGCGTTATCTGGTTTAGTTTTTTCAGGAAAAAGAGAATATTTTATTGATATAGTATCAAGTGATATATTTGGTAATGAAGATATATATTACTTTTTATTAAATTATCCTACTGTTAAATTAACTGGTATTGACATAAGAAACACAAATCCGCTAACAGTTTTTCCGTATTACGACAATGTTTCTGGTTTAAGAAGTCTTAATGTATATACTTTTAAAAATGTAAGTTTAGAAACTGGTTCAGGGCAAAATGATTTTTATAGTTTAACTCCTATTTCGACATTATCATTTGATTATTCAGATAAAAAAGACAATTTTAATTTTACAATAGATCCGCCTGATTTTTTTGATAGTTCTTTGGAAACAACTTTGCCGTTTTATTTAATGCTTGCGCCTTATGATTATTTATATTCAGGTCAATTATATGTAACTTCAGGAATAAAAACCTCTTATTATGATACATCAGTTGTCCCGTCAAAGATTGATAGTATTACTGGTTATATATCTTGCAGTCAGAATCAGTATGATAAAAATTTAGATGCGCAAGCAATTGTTAAATGGAATGATATAAAAACATCTAACGCTTTATCTTTTGAAGCTTATGTTTATGAGGATGGACTAGAAAACGCTAATTATATTTTTTCTTCTACTAACCCTCAAGTGGAAGGAATAAAAAGAATACATCATGGTACGGGCTTAAACGTTTTTCAGTCAAAAACAGGTTCTACTTATTATTCTGGATCAACTCCAATTTTCCAGAAATATGGTAATTCTGGTATTAGATGGCCTGATCATACTTTATTTTTAGACAATTATTCTTCATTTCCATTAGGTTTTTATCCAACTGGCGGTTTATTTGACTATATAACTGAAATTAGGATTCCTTCTGGTTATTTAAATTATCCAGAATTATATTTTATCAAAGCGTTTGATACCGGAACAAATTCTTTTATTTTATTACCGAGCGGTGATCAATATAGCGGTTCTATATATACTGGAAGTTATTCTGGTGCAAGATTTATATCTGGAGGTAGGTATTTAGAGTACACATATGATGGAACAGCTATGTCTCCGGGCGATCCTGGAGCAAATAAATTACAGGGCGATGCGCCGTTAGGTTCCAATAGTATTGGTAAATTATATTTAGATTCTAGTAATCACTTAGGTAATGATGTAGAATTTTTCTTGTCTAGAATAACTGGCAAAATCAAATTAGAGAAAAAAGATAATTCTCAATCCTATGCTATTTATAATTATGAAAATTATAATTCAAATGCTGGATATTTTGATATAACAGTTGATCTATTTAGATCATCAAGCGTTGGATCAATATCTGTAGGGGATCGTGTTTTATTAAGTAGATATAGCGATACGCCTTCAACTATTGATTATGAGCAAGGCGTTTTATTCGCAAAAAGAATAACTGGAAATGCAGATTTTATTTTATCTGAATTTGAGCCAAAAATTAAATTTCCGATAAAGCCGAATAAAAATTACGAAGTAAAAGTACGCGCTTCTTATCAAGATGGTAGTTTCTCGGATTTTTCAGAAACATTAAGATTTACTTCAGGGCAAATTATTGATGTTGTAACAGGAATAACTACTGGAAACTATGTAATTGATGGATCGGGTTTTACTGGTTATTTTCCTATTTTTTCAGATAGAGATACTATAACTACAGGAAATATTTATTTAAGCGGAGCAAATAATATTGTTTTTAATGCGCCGCCTTCTTATACAACAGGAGTAGAAGAGTATTTAGTTTTAGAAAATAATATAATCAAACGTCAGACGGGTGTTGCCGCATCTTCTTATTTTACTGGTGATTTAATTGTTTCAATTGCTTCAGGAAAAACTTTCGGCAAATATTTAAATGGAGATACTATTCCAGCCTCTGGTAAAACATCAAAAGATGTAATTGAAATGGCTATTAGAGAAAATCTAGAAGTAACAACATCTTTAACTTCTTCAACAAGTGTTGCATTTAATCAAACAGCAATAAGTAATGTTTTAAATTTCGGTTATACAATAAATACTTTAGGAGCAACTGTTTCAGGAGCTTCATTAGAATATCGTAGGGGAAATGTTGGAGCTTGGTCTGTTTTATCAACAAGCACTACCAATCCTGATACATATACTCATAACTTAACAGACACAAATTATAATACATCAGGTTTTTATTATAGATATATTGTTACAGATACGGCTGGTTCGTCTGGTACTTCTTTATTAACAATAACACCAAGCGCTTATGTTGCACCTACTGCAAGTTTGTCAATTGCTGGTATTGGATTAAATGGATATGAATCTAATTCTAAAAGAGAAAAAGGCCACACAAATTCAACATTAGGCGGAACTGTTACAAGAAATACTTCAAATGTAAATCTAGTAAGTTATCAATGGCAATATCAATTAAATGGCGCTGGCTCTTGGGTAAATATAGCTTCGCCTGTTTCAATTGGTCCTGGAACTACTAGTATAACTAGTAGTACACATGATGATTCTTTATTAAATTCAGCTTCTAGTTTATTATATCGAGTAAAAATTATTGATGATTATCAATCTTATTTATCTTCTCAAGTCTATTCATCAAGCAGTACTGTAAATTTTGTTGATTTAATTTTTTATGGTCCAACAGCAACTGGTCCAACAAATTCTGCTGTTGTAAGGGGTTTACCATCTAAAATCTTTGTAGATGGTAGTAATCCATTCAATTTAAATACAAACACAACAGAAAGAATATTTAGTGTTGCTATGCCAAATAGTTTGACTGTTTCTGAAGTTTTAGATTTAGACGCTTTGAATGCAAACATAACTGCTAATTATTTACAATCATCGTTTAGTGTAGCTGATTATACTGGTAATTTATCCACATATAATGTGTATACTATGACAAATGCTATACCATACACTTCAAATCATAGGCATCAAATAACAAGAGTGTAAAATAATATATGGCTTTAACCACTGGATTACAATTACCATTTGGTATTCAACCTGTTAACCCTTGTCCGGTTGACAGTTGGTCTGGTCCATATACTGGTGCCAATGCAGCAGCTGCGATAAGTGCAGCAAATGCAGCCATCCCACAAGCCATTCGTTTTCAATCGATGCAGGTTCGATTGATTATAAATAACGTTTCATATATTTATTGGTATAGAGACGGGGTTACTGATTCTGATTTAGTTGAATTAAATGCTGCTACAGATTTTGCTCAAGATGCAGAAAGATTGATTAGGACTTTTAATCAGTCTAGTCATGCATTTGTAACTGGAGATTTATTGGGTTTCAATGATACTACTGGTTGGTTTAAGGCAAAAGCAGATTCTGTTGAAACAGCTGAAGTAGTTGGTATTGTTCAACATATTAGCGGTAGTAATTTTGATTTAGTTTATAATGGCAGAGTAACAGGTTTAAGCTCATTAAATGAGGGTGATGTTTATTTTCTTTCGCCTTATACTTCAGGTGCGTATACAGATATAGAGCCTACATTTGTAGGACAAGTAACAAAACCTGTGCTTTTTGCTCTTTCGTCTACTGAAGCTAATTTTATAATTTATAGAGGATTTGAAATAACTTCTAATAATGGTGGTCAAACAAGCAGTGGAACAAGCGGTTCTTCTGGATCTAGCAATGGTTCTTCGGGAACAAGTGGATCTTCAGGAACAAGTGGATCATCTGGAACAAGTGGCTCATCAGGAAATACTGGATCTTCTGGAACAAGTGGTTCATCGGGTCAAAATGGTTCTTCAGGTACAAGTGGATCATCTGGTCTTAACGGTTCATCTGGAACAAGTGGATCTTCTGGTACAAGTGGATCATCAGGAACCAGTGGGACAAATGGTTCTGGCGGATCTTCAGGAACTAGTGGATCTTCTGGAACAAGTGGATCTTCAGGAACAAGTGGATCATCAGGAACTAGTGGAACAAATGGTTCTGGAGGATCTTCAGGTACAAGTGGTTCTTCTGGTACAAGAGGTTCTTCAGGAACTAGCGGATCTTCAGGAACAAGTGGTTCTTCAGGAACTTGTGGATCTTCAGGAACTAATGGTTCTAATGGATCTTCTGGCACATCAGGTGGAAATGGTTCGGCTGGGTCTCCCGGAACTCCTGGATCATCGGGAACAAGTGGATCTTCAGGCACAAGTGGATCTTCAGGAACAAGTGGATCTTCAGGAACAAGCGGATCTTCAGGAACAAGTGGATCTTCAGGAACTTGTGGATCTTCAGGAACTAATGGTTCTAATGGATCTTCTGGCACATCAGGTGGAAATGGTTCGGCTGGGTCTCCCGGAACTCCCGGATCTTCGGGCACAAGTGGATCTTCAGGAACAAGTGGATCTTCAGGAACTAGTGGAACAAATGGTTCTGGAGGATCTTCAGGCACAAGTGGATCTTCAGGAACAAGTGGATCTTCTGGAACAAGCGGATCTTCAGGAACAAGTGGTTCTTCAGGAACAAGTGGATCTTCAGGAACTAATGGTTCTAATGGATCTTCTGGCACATCAGGTGGAAATGGTTCGGCTGGATCTCCCGGATCATCGGGAACAAGTGGATCTTCAGGAATAAGTGGATCATCAGGAACAAGTGGATCTTCAGGAACTAGTGGGTCTTCAGGAACTTGTGGATCTTCAGGAACTAATGGTTCCAATGGATCTTCTGGCACATCAGGTGGAAATGGTTCGGCTGGATCTCCCGGAACTCCCGGATCTTCGGGCACAAGTGGATCTTCAGGAACAAGTGGATCTTCAGGAACTAGTGGAACAAATGGTTCTGGAGGATCTTCAGGTACAAGTGGTACTTCTCCAACAGGTTTAGTGGCATCGAATTATGTAGTTCAAGGAAAATTAAATGCTGATCAAACAATTGCGAGTGGATCTGATGTTTTGATTGAATTCGTAGATGATTTTGATCCTAATAATTGGTGGGATCCTACATCAAAAAGATTTACTCCAACTATTCAAGGTTATTATATAATAGCTGTTGGCGCATGGTTTTCTGATCCCGGCTCTACTAATAGCCAAATGAATTTGCAGGCTAGAAAAAATGGTAATACTTTTGCTATTTCTCAAGAACCGAATAACTCTTCTGGAACTGGGCAATCTCTTTGTCTTACGAAAATAGTTTATTTTAATGGTTCAACCGATTATGCTGATTTCACAGTATATCAAAGCACTGGTGTTAATAGAACTTTACAATATGGAACAACTTCTGGATCTGGAACATGGTTTTCGGCTTCATTAATTGTTGGAGGAGGTAGTTCTGGAACATCGGGTTCTTCTGGTACAACAGGATCTTCAGGAACAAGTGGATCTTCAGGAACTAATGGTTCTAATGGATCTTCTGGCACATCAGGTGGAAATGGTTCGGCTGGATCTCCCGGAACTCCCGGATCTTCGGGCACAAGTGGATCTTCAG